GCTGATCCTGCTGCCATGTCAGAGTCCTGCGTAGTGGATGCGGTACTGCGTCTCGATCTCGTAGGGCAGGTCTTCCTCGCCCTCGCCGATGCCGGTGTCGGTGGGCCGCGAGCGCTCGTAGTCGATGCTGCTGACCACCACGGCGCCGTAGGTGGCCTCCGCACCGTTGAGCGCGGCGATGAGCGCGGCGCTGAGGCCCTTCGCGTCGCTGTAGGTGTTCGCGATCGCGGTGACGGTGAGCGTGGCGGCGGTCAGGCCGGCGGTGCCGCTGATGCCGCGGAACGGCTCGAAGTCATCGACCACGTACGTGACCGCCGGCAGCACGGTGCCCTGGATGCGCTGATGCGGTGAGATCCGATCGGCGGCGATCGCACCTACGGCGGTGTCGCCGGCCAGGATCGTGTAGATGGCCTGCTCGATGCTCATGCGACCAGCACCGCGTCGATGAGCATGACATCTTCTTCCTCGCGCTCGCGGACGAGCCCCTGCACCTGGAGCCGGTCGCCGCGGTACTCGAGCTGGCTGGTGGCGTCGATGCCGGCGTTGATGCCAGTCCGCCACCTGGTGCGGATCTGGTACTGCGTCCGCAGCGCCGCCCCGTCGCCGTAGCTCGTCTCCGAAGCGCCGGTGGCCCGGACCTCCGCGTAGATGGTCGGGCCGAGCGTGAGCGTCTGTGAACGTTGCCCGTAGCCGTCCACCTGGCTGCTCGCGGTGTAGACGGTGACGCGGTGCCGCAGCTGTCCGGCGCTGATGAGGCTCATCAGTCAGGGCCCTCGCCGTCGAGTGTCGGGCACGCCCAGGCGTCGATGACCGCCTTCACGCCGAACGGCACCTGCTGAAGGCTCAGCATCGAGACCGCTTCGGGGTTCATGTAGTACGTGCCGGCGAGCCTGATCACCGCGAGCTTGATGTCGGTGGGCACCGTGCCGGCGGCGTAGCCCGCCGACCAGGTGATTGACACTCGCGGCTGGTCCTCGTCGAGGTCCGGCAGGTCGCCGTAGAACCGAACGCGGGTGATCGCCCCGCTCGTCTCGAGGATGTAGTTGCTCGAGGTGAGCGACTGCGTGGCGCCGGCGGTATCGCGGTAGGTGATCGAGGTGAGCGAGTTGAACGGCGGGAAAGGGAGCGTCACCTCGTTAGAGGTGAAGCCCCGTAGGTGCTTGATGAGCGACCGCGGCGACAGGAAACGTCGCGTGTGCCGCTCGAAGAACGCCTGCGCGGCGTCCAGGTAGAACGCGAGCACGGCATCGTCCGCGTCGAAATCGACGCGAAGGATCGACTTGCAGAGGCTGATCGGGACGATGCTCATGGAAGAAAACCGCGGCGGCGGGCGCGGGCGTGCTACCCGCCGCCGGGCGTCCGGGGGCTATCAGGCCATCTGGAGCGTGACGAAAGCCTCGTCAAGCGTGCGGAGGGCGTCAGTCCGCTTCACGACCACCATCTGGAGCTGCCAGGTGCTCGAGAGGGAGTACGGGTCCACCACGATCTCGGTGGCGCCGCGGTCGAAGATCTCGTAGTAGTTGAAGTTGCCGTAGACCGCCACGTACTTGGCGGTCGCGAGCGCGTCCACGTACTCCGAGATGTAGTACGGCACGCCCATGATGGTGCCCGGCGCGCCGCCGGCCATCAGGGTGTTCACATCGGACGCCAGCCAGATGTAGTTGTTGTTGGCGTCCTTGATCTTCCGCATGTTCTTGACCACCTCGTCGGAGGTCAGGATCACGGCGCCGGCGCGGTACTGGACCGGCAGCTTGTAGATCCAGTCGATCACGTTGTCGGCGGAGGTGATCGTCGAGGTCTGGCCGGCGGAGAGCTGCTGCTTGTTGCCGGCTCCGGTGAGGCCGGCGATGACGCCCTGGGGCTGACCGCTGTCGGTGCCGTCCCAGAAGTGCTCGTCCTGCGCCCTGGCGATCGCCTCGGCGGAGGTGCGGATCACGTACTCCTCGAGGTTGATGCCGCTGTCGGCGATCAGCTCGCGGGACGCCACCACGCGGGTCGCGTACTTGTACGAGTCCACGGTGAGCTGCGTGAAGGTCGCATCGCTCGCGGTGATCGAGGAGCCTTCGCCGACAATCGCCGCGGTCGGGATGGCGTTCTGGATCGGGATCTTGCGATCGTCCGGCGTGGTGGTGGTGCGGCCCAGCTGCCGCACGATCGACTGCTGCCGCATCTTCTCGACGATGCGAGCCTCAACCGTCTCGGGGACGGTGTGGCCGCCGTTCGTCGCGGTGCCGATCGACATCACGCGGAGCTCGGAGTTGTCGCCCGAGCGGAGGTAGTGGCGGAACGCCTTCTCGTACTCGGCGCCGTCGCGGGCCTCGCTCGTCGCGCGGCTGAACGCGGCGCTGATCCGGTTGACCGGCTGCTCGAGGCTGCGGGCAGCCTCGGCGACCGCCTCGCGGCGCTTGGCGTTGCGGATCTGGGCGTCGATGCCGTCGGCATCCGCCATCAGCTTGTCGAACTTCTGCTCGTCCTCGGGAGTGAGCCCACGCTCCTCCGATGCGTCCATGAGCTTCTGAGCCGCCAGGATCAGGCCGGCTCGCTGCTCCAGCAGCTCCTTGGTAGTCATTGCGAACTCCTGCGTGCCAGCTCTAGCCGGCGTCGGTGCCACGCCAGGGCGGCACCGTGCCGCAGCTGGCTGGAAGTCTGTGGGTAGGCGGCCTCGGGGACCACGCTGATCTCGGCGAGGTCCACGCGGATCAGGTTCCGCACACGCTCCGAGCCGCGGGTATCCCAGCGGTCCTCGAGCACGCGGAAGCCAAAGCTCATCTGGCCGTCGAGGATGCCCTTGCTCATCAGCTCGCGCACGTCGTTGCCGCGCGTCGTGTCGGGCAGCTCGAACTCGAACCGCAGGCCGACCTCGTCCTCGCGGAGGCTGAGGGTGTCGGGGTGCCTCGCGAGCACCTCGCCGCGGTCGTGGTTCCAGAGCGCCCAGGTGCCGCCGCGCTTGAGCGAGTCATCGAAGGCGCCGCGGTTCACGAACTCGGTGAACTCGCGGCCCCGCGAGTCCTGCAACGGCAGGCTCGGACGGTTGAAGACCGAGGCGTAGCCGACGAGGCGCCGGCCCGTCGCCTCCACGTTGAGGCCGCGGCGGATCTCAAGCATCGGGTGCCTCCTCCTCCGCCGGCGGCGCCTGCGGCGTCTGCGCCGGCGTCAGGGTGTTGGCAGGTGTAAGGGGCTCGTCCAGGCCGGGCAGCGTCGGCAAACCGAGCCGCTGGCGGGCCTCGTTTCTGGTGAGGAGCCCCGCTTCGACAGCGGAGCGGAGTGACGCGACCTGGTCACTGAACGAGCCTTTCAGCAAGTCCTTGGTGTCCCAGGCGAGACGCTGGCCGGGGGCGAGCAGCTTGCGGCTCACCTCTTCCGACCAGCACTGCGTCCAGTGTGCCAGGCACCCGTCCCAGTACGTCCGCGTGAGCTCGACGATCGAGGCGAACGTGCTGCGCGAGTGCTCCGACAGGTACACCACAGGCACACCGAACAGGCGCGAAACCTCCTGCACGGAGAAGTCGCGGGCCTGCATGAACATCTGATCCTCAAGCGACTGGTTCAGCCGCTCGACGCGCATGCCCTCGCCGAGCACTAGCGGCTTGCCGCTGTTCGCGGCGCCCGCGTGCTTCGCCTGGTACGAGTCGGAGATCGACTGGATGGCCGCCGGCGAGAGCGGGCCGGGGTGCACCAGGGCCAACTTGGGGACGCCGGCCTGCGCGTAGAGCCTGCCGGCGGTGCGGTCCATCGCCCGCATCAGGCCGAGGCTCTCTCGAGCACGCCGGATCGGCGACTCGCCCCAGAGCCCGTCGAGGCCCGGCGCCTTGATGTGCAGGATGTCCTCCGGCTCGATCTGCCCGATGACGTTGTGGGTGTAGTACACGCCCGACTGCGGCGAGGTGTGCATGGACACATCGCCGGGCAGCAGCGGCACCAGCTCCATCACCTCGCCGCGCCCGTTGCGCACGATCGAGGCGAAGGCGTTGCCGTACCGGAGGGCCTGGCTGGTCAACGTGCGGCGGAACTCGAAGCCGCCCATGTACCGGTTGGGCTCGCGGCCCAGCAGGTCGGCGACCACCGACTCGACCTCGAGCAGGTCGCCGTCCGTGTCCACCGTCGCGGCGAACACCGGCAGCCTGCCGATGTCGTTGCTGATCATCGTGACGGCGCGATAGACAGGGACGATGCCGAGGGCACCGTCCTCACTGACGCGCTCGCCGCTGCTCGCCGGCTCGCCCATCAGGAACAGGTTGGCCTCGCTGACGGTCTTGAGCCCGAAGGCTCTCGTCAGCAGCTCACCGAGTCGGCCCAAGGGCCTGCCGTTCTACGCCCGCATCGGTGGGTATTTTACCACATCACCCAACGCCGGCGCCCTCCTCGTACATGGAAGGGCCAGTGCCGAGGCTGCGGGACCAGGCGTTCACGGCCATCATGGCGGCGATGAGGGGGTCGATGAGGCCGCGGCTGTGCGCCTTACTCGGTCGCACGTTGCCGGCGTCATCGACCTTGGCGGCTGCGTTGGCGCACGCTGACCGGAGGATCGGGTCGCCGCTGTGCCTGATCTTCCGACCCACCCAGAGGTTCTGCCAGTTCTGCGACGCCGGCCCCATGAGCGCGATGCCCTGACCATGCTCGACCACCGGAAGGCCGGCGGCCTTGAGCGTCTCGTTGAAGAAGGCCGCCATCCACGGGTCCACGGCGATCTGCTGCACATCGAACCGCCGGCACAAGGCCTTGATCTCCTCGATGATCGAGCCCCAGTCGATCTCCCGGCCAGGCGAGAGAGTCATCCGCCCTTCGCTTGCCCAGCGCCGGAACGGCATCGCATAGAGCACCTCCCGCTCCTGGGCGTGCTCGGCTGGGTACCAGTATTTGCCCAGCAGGTGGACGACCCCGCCAGGCTCGCCCCTGGCGATGACC